AGATGGAGTGTGTAATTTGTTATGAAGTAATTGGCGACACCAACAAGTGTGTTACCCCGTGCGGTCATAACTTTTGTTTTAATTGTATTATGCGATCAACACAATACAATTCTAGTTGTCCCTATTGTCGTGCAGAACTACAAGAACCCGCGGTTGTAGACGACGATGAATCGACTGAATATGAATCAGATGAATCAGATGAAGATGATTCAGACGATAATGATAGTATCACGCACATTATGTTCGATGATAGAGATATATATGCAAGCGATATGGGTTCATTTGACGAAAATGGGTTTTATAAATTCCCCCTTACTATTGAAACTATGGATGAATTAAAAGATACACTGGATACAATGGTTCCAGATGGGTATACAAAACTATTCAAAAATTTCTATTTGGAAAGTAGTTTATTGAATCAACATCCACAACAAAATGAAGAACTATTCCTTAAAATGCGTAAACATATTCCCGGTTTTACATATAAGGATATGATAGATGAGCCGGTTAATATTGCATATATTGAATATTCAAAAAAAAAGGAAGAGAGCGAACAAAAATGCTATGAGATATTTTATCGTACACGTAAGATTATGAATGTTATCAGAGACAAAACGCGTCTCCATTCTAGATCTGCGTCAAGAGTACCAACCACCCTAGAAAACGTCCCATTTTAAACATTATCCCGTCCGATGATTTTAAATCTCCCGTCTTCTTCAACTAATTTACCTACACGTGCTGGTTCAATATTAGGATTAGACAACGCATTATTATATTGATTATAATCATATAATTCTCGCGTGTCTTTTTTTAGTATATACTGAATACCTTGAATATTGACAGTTTGGACGTCCCATTTGAGTTTTGCAACGTCAAGTCCTTCTTTTTGAGATTTGTCCATTTCAAACGAAGGATATGATGAGAATGTATTAGTCTCGATTTTTCCATATCCATAACACACAAGTTGATTTTCGTCACTCTTTGATGTTCGCGCATAAATATTACAATCAACTGCCGATTCTTTTACTGCTTGCAGTATCTGATTATTAATTCTTTTCTTAATGCTGGCAATTTCATATAATGTTTCATCTGTACTTACTGGTGTTTTCTTATCAATGCGACTAATATCACGAATCCGTAGTTCTATATTTTTATCATTTGTCTTTTGGTCTTTGCTTAATTTCGTTACATATACAAATATTTTGACGGTTCTTAATTCCTCTGGGAGGTCTTGATGACTACAAATACGTCTAGCGCGACCAACTACTTGGTCCACACGAACCATGTGCCAATAAGGTTCAACAATATGTACGAATCGAGTATTTTTTAAATTAATTCCTTCGGCACCTGATGACGTAATCATGAATACTTTGATAACTTCGCCATATATATTATTTTCGTTATGTTCTCGTAATTTATCAGCAATATTAACTGGAACAAATTCCCATGCACCATTATATACATTTCGTATTATCTCGCGCTCTTCTGTAGTTTCTGTTCCTGTGTATAACGCGAATCTTGGTTTACCAAGATCCTTTTCATAGTCTACTATTTCCCAACTATCGCCCGTTTTACGAATTTTAAATTCAGCAAATCCGTTTGCAAGGAGTATTAATCTCATTATTCCAATTCCTTCCATTGTTCTGAAATGACTATATAGTAAATGGAGTCCATTGTTCTCGGGGTTTGAAATATTTTCTAGAATTTGTAAAAATTTTGGACTAATTACTTTTAACGACTCTTTGGATAAATGAGTATAATTACCGTTATCAGTAGAATTTAATTCAGATAATGCGTATTCGATTCGTTTAGCGTATGTTTCAGTATCTGCTATACTACCGCGGTCATTTTCATTATCATCCACATTTGAGTATACATCAGTTTCTTGAATTGATTCTTGTGGAAGAGCATCAAATGTATTTTCATTGACCGATTCTATATTTTTAGATGGAACTGGTCGGTCTATTCCATCGGGAAAAACGAAATTACATGCGGCACGAGAGAATATACGATATGTGGAAGATATAGAAAATAATTCGTCGGTACCACTTTTCATAGCGCGTTGTTTCTTTGCAGATTTTTCACGATCTGCCTCTTCCTTACGTATTTTTGTATATACACTGAACTGATGGTCTGTCATTTCATTATAGACTACATGATAATCATTCCCTTCTTCGGTTTTATCATAGGCGGGTAAAAGGTTTTCCTGCGCGCTTCTAAAATAAGAAGTTAATCCTAATATACGGCGTTGAAATAAGTTCATATTTTGTGATTCTTCAGTGTCTGAATTCACAAATGTTTTCAAAAAATCGTCAGATAAATCAGGTAAGCATTTATTTAATTTCACCTCCATGTTCTTCTCTTGAACTTCGAGCCCATTCTTTTTTAATATAAACAGTACTTTTTGGATAAAGTCAGAATCACTTAAATTTCCACTGTCATCTAGTTTTACACCATTATACCGTTCAAATGTATCACTTGCACCACCTTTTAGTTTTTTGGTTTTGTTATTGATTGTTATTTTTTCTTTATGTGTTCCTTTAAGTATACCCCGTTTCTTGACATTGACAAATCCAAACGGATTTCTTGTAATAATCAACTTATTTCCGGAGTATTCAATAAAATCGTATGTTTTTAATCCATTCTTATCTAAAATATCACGAATAATACTTGTGTCTACTTTTTGCGTAGTTTTTACATTAACTACCATAGTCCATGTTTTAATGTATCCTCGTAAAATATTATATAAAATTCCAATTTCGTTTGGATAATTGATAATGGGCGTTCCTGACAAAAGAACGATTCGTACGTTTGTTGCTTTCATAAGATAATTATATAGTCGATAAGAGATGGATTTGGGAGATTTTATCTTGTTTACTATCCTACTCACAAAATTGTGGGCCTCGTCAATAACTACTACGGAATTATCAAAAGGATTTTTAGTATCGTTATTCGATTCCTTATCAATAATTTTAACTAAATTAGGAGCATTATAATTAATATCTTTATATTTGGCACGTATCATTACATTTAACTGTGTATCGATTTCATTTTTTTCATCAGTACTCAAATCTTTATAATTTGCTGGTTTGTTAACATTTATTAACCATGCGCCTTTTTTACGAGATGCATCTCTACGAGACTCGGTATTTGAATTGATATAATTCACTGGTAAAGACATTGCCTTTGCTAATATATGTACGTATTCCGGATTACCATCACTCGAAATAAATTCCCAATACTGATTTTTTTTATACATTTCATCACCACACTTTTTCATTTCACTGAAAAAATTCATTTTTAACGAAGCGGGAGTCAATATAAATACTTGTTTACTACTTTTCATACCTTCAGAAATAGCAATTGAAGTACATGTTTTACCCGAACCAAGTCCATGATATAAAAGTAACCCACGATAAGGAGTATACAAATTTAAATAATCGCGGACAATTTCCTGATGTAGTAAAAGTGAAAATTCGTCAGAACCACCTTGACGGTCACAACTTATATCAGCATCGTTACTTTTAAGTAATTCCGCTTCGCGTGGTTCAAGCATTTTATTAAGTTTTCGAACGAATATTTTACGATTATTCATATAATAGGAAGGTGCCATGATAACATTCTTTTCACGTTCCTTTGGTAATCGCTCTGATACGGCTTGTGTACGAATAATCGATGTGGTTAAATCAACATCGTCTAGATTATCTTCTGTTTTTTCAATTGCTGGTTTTGTCTTCACTCCTCGTTTCTTTGGCATCTTATCTAATTGTTCTATGGCCTCATCTAGAACCTCACTTTCTAATTTCGCTGGTTCTTCCAATTCAGTTAATTGAACTATATTTTTCCGTTCTCGTTCATTGTCAGAATCCGACTCCGAATCAGAGTCGGATTCAATTCGTTCAATATTATTTTCGAATATATCATCTTCAGACATATCTAATTCATCCTCGGTATCACTTGTTTCTTCAACCGTATCAGTTAATACCACCGGCGATGCAATCTCGGTAGGGACATATATATCTTTATGGGCGTCACTTGGTTTTGAATTCACTATAAATAAGTTTTGTTTTCGTAATTTATTCATAACCAAGTCACAATTTAATGATGAACTTCGTCGTTTATCTAGAATTCTCACGGTAGGTAATCCACTGGAATCGCCATTATCTTCAACAAGTTTTTCATTTTCATAGGCAATAGAAGAAGAATTTGCTATTTCTGTAATATTTCCAAAACCTATAACCGGACGAGTTGTAGGTATTATTTTTGTTTGTAATAGTTCTAAATATGTAACTGGAATACTCATTACCTATAATATGTATATAGTATCAATACAAATTATATTTATTTTGTTTTCGTTCAAGATTATTATCATTTAGGTGGTGCGTTAAAATGTATTCAATTTGCGAATCGCATCTTCGCATGCGAATTGTTCCGCCTTTTTCTTTATTTTGTGTGTACCTTCGCCCAAAAATACAAAAATTCGATTGTATTGTGACATATACTGATGTATGTCCGCGTATTTAGTAAATTCATTTAGAAGAATAGACTGATTTGGTTTCACTGAATGAATTGGTTGACCGAGACAAAGATATACGCCCATACGATATCCTACATCTGAATTATATTCTTCAACTTCCATATATTCGGGGGTTACCTTGAATTCTTTTTGAATCTTAACTTGTAAAATATTTTTATAATTATCATCATTTTTAATCAAACTGATCCAATCGACGTGCTTTTCAAATACACTTTCTACAAATACTTGTACCATTTGAAACCCTGGTCCAGTAACAAAAATGTCACTAAACCATCGCTCATCATCGAGTACATTGATTTTATTAAAATCTAAAAACATTGCTCCAATAAAGGACTCGAATAAACATCCTAATTTTTTTAAATTTGTACGTGTCTGTTTACTTTCAGCATGTTTAGACATAATTAACCATTTATGTAATCCCATTTCATATGCGATTCTACCAATCGCTTCATTTTTTACAAGTGCGATTTTTTTTTCAGTCATAAATCCTTCATTTTCTTTAGGAAAACGCTTATATAAGTAAAATTTAGTAATGCATTCTAGTACACCGTCTCCTACAAATTCGAGACGTTCATTCGACTTTGTATATAATGCTAAGCAATTGGTTGGTTGTGGCACAATCTTAATGTTATTGAAATTATTTTCTATGTCGGGTCTCTTGGTATAAGATCTATGTACGAATGCTCGTTGGTATAATTTAGAATTGTAAATATTTGCGTTTATGCCATACGTTGACAATAATGTCTTAATCTCTGAATCAGTAATTACATTATTTAGAGGATTATATGGGTCAAATATATATGTTTCGATACCGTTGCTATTCTTTTCAATACGGATATCTTCATCTGTATTCATTTTATTAGACTAATAAAATGAATGTTATAATACTATATAGACCATATCGTTTATATGGGTTTAAAATATATTATATGTGGACGGGTAAAAATATGTTTAGTAAATATATAATATGGTATTAAGCGGTTCTAAAATGACTACATACGTCTCAAGTATTGTGAATCAAAATCAAGGTGGAGGCAGTAAAAAGGCAGGTCTTCAATCACAAGTAGGAACAGGTGCATACCCTGCAATTCATCGCGGTGGATTATCTAATGGTGTTAGATTTGGTGGTGCTGGATTAAAGAAAATGCTTGTTATGCAAAGACCAACCAACCAATCACGTCCTATTGGTGTTACACCTATGGTTTGGGGAAGTTATAACTTCTAATCACGTTAAAACAATATAATAAGTTGTCTATATTTATTATATTATTTGGTATGAAGATTATTGTAGACGAACGAGAACTTGCACTATATGACCGTCTTAGCGCACGAATTGACGGTTTATCGCGTCCATCATTTGCAGTTTTAGAAAAAGCAGTGTTACCTCTCGGCGATATATTAATTCAAACGGATGAAGGAAAGAATGTAATGTTAATTGAACGTAAGACATATACTGATTTACTCGCATCCATAAAAGATGGAAGATATGAAGAACAGTCATATCGTTTAATTCATTCGTCTGGATTCCCACTGCATTCGGTAGTCTATCTGTTAGAGGGTATGTTATCGCAAATTAGAACACCTTTAGAAAAAAAGATAGTGTACTCGGCAACTACATCATTGCATTATTTTAAAGGATTCAGTATTTATAAAACCTCTACTGTAGATGAAACTGCTGAATGGTTAATATATACAGCCGATAAAATAGAACGCGAATTCGGTAAAGGACATATCCCTTATTATTTAACAACCACGTTTGCAGGAAATCTAAAATTAAGAGATGAACGACCTGAACCGACATCTGATGACCCACCCGCAAATTATTGTTCGGTTGTCAAAAAAGTCAAGAAAGATAACGTAACTCCCGAGAACATAGGTGAAATTATATTATGTCAAATACCAGGTATTAGTTCAGTAACTGCTACCGCAATAATGGCTCGGTTTACATCATTTAATAACTTAATATCTGAACTACAATCAGACCCACTCTGTATAGATAATATGACGGTGACATCAAATGGAAAAACGCGCAAGATAAACAAGACGTCTCTTGAAAATATTCGGAAGTTTCTACTCTATACTAAACCCATCGATGCTAATGATACCGATTAAATCGAATTGTGTAACAACATATTATTACACAATACACGGAATATAATTAGAGAACGTCCATCGGTTTCTCTACATTACTTGGTAATGTTGGGAAAAATGCGACATTGGCGGTTTTATTGTATACTGGTCTAGTTATTTGTCGACCTTCATATTTACCCGATTCAACCGCATTGAGAGTTTGTTTAACACCTCCCCAATTGTAATCCATGGGATTATCGCTAGATATAGTATTTTTAGTAGAATCATGAACCGCGTCTAAATTTGTATAAACTCCAATATATTGCCCTTCGGGGTCAAAACCTGGATAATTACCTTGATTGTACGGAGGGTTTTCACGATTAGCGTCAGAAATAGTAACTGCCTTCATAATGGGAGTTGACTGATTTAATCCTCCTTGTAATTCAAATGGACTAGGACGTAGTCGGTAAACATCTTCTCCTTGTGTAGTTGTTTCTTGTTGTAAATACAATACCGGACAATCTACTCCTTTGCTTTGTTGATTTTGTACAAATTCGATATAATCATCTAAACTTCGAAATATAATAGGATTTATTCCCGCAATTTCTGGTTTTTTTTTATTATATAACACTAAAGTCTCGCCTTTTTTCACTAACATATCAGGACAAGACAGGTCGGGTTCCATGTTCTCAATTTTGCGTTTAATATCTTTAGGATCTACATTGAAATACATACTGGCGTATGCACCAATGATAAATATGACAAGCAAAAACAATATTACAGATAATCGTATACGGTTCATTAATATAATATATATTAGGAAAAGAATGAAAACCCAAATCTATTGTTTTCTCCTACTATATATATAACAATGTCGCCATTATTATCTACCAATTTGTCATTTGGCGGAGCAAAGAAGTCGTCAACTTCAAAGAAGAAGAAGAAGAATGCATTAACTCGAAAGGCTAAAAAAACAAAGAAGGATAAAAAACGCAATATGAAACCTAAAGATATTACCGTAGTATTCGTATATGCAAATTGGTGTCCTCATTGTACTTCGATGAAACCGGAATGGCAACATGTAAAGGATGAGTTGTCAAGACGCGTTAATATGATTGAAATTGAAGACTCTGATTTTGATAAGGAGACACAAATAATGAATATTGAGAACAATAAAATGAACGGTACTCCACTTGAAATTATGGGATATCCAACATTATTAAAAATAGAAAATGGAAGCCCCGATTATTATACAGGTGATAGAGTTGCGTCATCAATGTCAAATTGGATAAATAATAAACATATTAATAAATTCACGGGTGGGTATAAAAAGACATCTATAAAACGTAGATCTATAAAACGTAAGACTATTTCAAAATAGAGGTGTAAGAATTATCAGTTTGAGTAAAAATTGATAATTCTATTAAATAAGAATACTATGAAACAAATCTAAAACTAACGGTATACATACCAATATCTAAATTAAGATGTCCGTAACAACGTCAAAAGTTGTAAAGAAACCAGGGATTCGCAAATCATTTCGACTCTTTGATTTCAATACATATGATGAAAAAAGAACAAGTGATGATGATGGCGATTCAGATGGGTCAGACGAACCAAAATACAAACCGTATACTGATGACAAATCATTTATAATACAGATGTTTGGTATAAACGAAAAAGGGGACACATGTTGTCTTTATGTAGAAGATTATCAACCATTCTTCTTTGTAAAGGTAGATGACAACTGGACCGAATATGACAAACGATGTTTTATTGAAGATATAAAGAACAAAATTGGCAAGACATTCGCAAACTCAATCGTTTCATCCTATTTGGTGGATCATAATAAATTATATGGGTTTTCCGGAGGAAAAACACATAAGTTCATAAAGATTATATTTAAGAATCAAAGTTCAATGAATAAAACCAAGGGGTTATGGTTTAAATATATAGTAAACACTCATACTGGTGAAAATGAACGAATCAGGACTAATTTAAAATTTAAAAATATTGAAATTGAGTTGTATGAAAGCAATATACCTCCTCTACTTCGGTATTTCCATATTAATCAAGTAAGTCCATCGGGATGGGTCTCATTTAATACGTCACGTATGCTAAAATCTCCTGTTGCGACTACTACATGCAAATACGAATATATATGTTCGTTAAAAGACCTAACGCCCATGCCCGAGAAAGAGACCCGGGTACCTTATAAAATATGTAGTTTTGATATTGAAGCAAGCAGTAGTCATGGTGACTTTCCTATACCAATTAAGACGTACAAACGATTTGTAATGAACATGGTAGATGTATTTCAAAAACAGTCCCAATTTTTGGATAAGACGAACGCACCAACCCTTATGCAAAAATGCGTTATGGCGGCGTTTGGATTCAGTACATTTGAAGACATCGACCTGGTTTATCCAAAGAAGTCGACTACCAAAGAATATATAGAAAGTCGAATTGAAATTCTGATTAATGACCCAATTGAGGATGCTAAACAAAAATATGCGAGTGATGAGACATCCAAACTTATTCAAATCGACAAGATATTTGATAAGGTAAATCAATCATATCATACACATAATGAAACTGGAGATAGTAATGAGACTGACGCGTCTACAGGAGGCCAAGATGATACTAGTCAATATACAAAATACGAAAAGAAAACACGAGTTAGCAAGAAATCAACAATAATTGATGTTCTACTTAGTGATAAATATGACCGTGATGAAAAAATTCAACTATCTAACGATATTATTACTAGTATATTTCCACAATTGGAAGGTGACAAAGTAACCTTTATCGGTTCTACCTTTCTAAAATATGGTGACCCGGAACCATATAAAAACCATTGTTTGGTAGTAGGGTCATGCGATGATGTACCTGGTGCTATTATTGAATCCGTACCCACTGAAAAAAAATTACTGTTAAAATGGGCCGACCTTATTCAAAAGGAAAACCCGGATATTATGATAGGATACAATATATTTGGATTTGATTATGAGTTCATGTTTCGTAGAGCACAAGAAAACAAATGCGAACGAAATTTCATGTTGTTATCAAGAAAATTAAATGAATTATCGGCGACTGAAGATAAGAAAACGAGAGAACTAAATATCGAGAATACAAAAATGCAAATAGCCAGTGGAGATTATGATCTACGCTATTTCAAAATGACTGGACGTCTACAAATTGATATGTATGCTTATTTTAGACGTGACTTTAATTTGTCCTCGTATAAACTTGATGATGTAGCCGGACAATATATTAGCGACAGTGTTAAACATGTATGTTGTATAAACCATACAACTCATGGAAATGTTACTGAACTGTATAGTAATAACTTGACTGGGTTACACCCAGGGGATTTCATTCACATCGAATTTAGTGGGGTAACTACGAATTATTATAAGAATGGGAAAAAGTTTCCAGTTATTGATATTGAATTTGGAAAAGAAATTACAATTAACGATAAGACTACCACTTATAATGTGATTGTTATTGGAAATCATGAGACTGACTTAATCAATACTAAAAATATAAAATGGGGTACGGCTAAAGATGATGTTACACCTCAAGATATTTTCAGATTAGCAAATGGGTCTTCTTCCGACCGAGCAATTGTTGCGAAATATTGTATTCAGGATTGTAATTTGGTACATCATTTGATGAATAAGATTGACGTAATTAC